CAAAAATCATTAATAAAGGTAAATAAGGTCATGCCAAAGGTAGGAATAAAAGAAGATAAAGTTCACGGGAATAGAAGGCTCAATCCTAAACAACAAAAGTTCCTCAATAATTACCTACATGGCGATATGACCCAAACGGCTGCCGCTAGAGAAGCTGGATATTCAAACCCAAATGTCAGAGCAGTTCAGCTTTTAAATAATCCAACCGTCAAAGAACGGATGGAAGAAATGAGACAAGAACTTGAAAGTAAATATGGAGTGTCCGTAACAAAATCAGTCAGAGATATGCAATTGCTCAGAGATGAAGCATGGCAGGCTGGAAATTTTTCAGCCGCAATAAAAGCAGAAGAACTTAGATTAAAAGTAACTGGTCTAATGGTAGCCCGTAGCCATGTAACGCACGAAAATATCGATAGCCTCACTCGCGATCAAATCGTAGAACAATTACAGGAATTTATGGATCGTGCTAAAAATCGCATGATTGACGTAACCCCAACAGAAAATCCCAAAAACTTGGAACAAATCCCAGTAACAGAAAATAGTGAAAGTCTGGTCGAATAACGGGATTTCTTGACGCCCCCTTGCTTACGCAGACCTTTCCGAAAAGTTCGGGGTTTTCGGGGTTCGGGATTCGGGAGTATTCGGGATCGGTCGGTAGGCTAGTTTATTCGGGGATATTACTAATATACTATTCGGGAACTTTCGGGATCATTCGGGGCTTTCGGGATTCGGGATCATTCGGGCTTTTCGGGGTGCAGGTAAATTTTCAGATTTCCCATTTTTATTTTAATACTTCGGGCTCTAATTTTCTATGCCTGGATAATTAAAAATGGGCCTGGTCCAAAATTTTTTTAGCGCTTCCAGGAACAAAAAAACCTGCAAATAAATTTGCTATAACATAAAAAAAATTGTATAAATAATTTATAGTTTAATAATTAAGAATAGGCGAAAAAATGAAATACAATTTTATTGGAAATTTAATAAGAGCCGGTGGAGATGCAAAAACAGTTAAAGGCAACGATAGCGGCTATTTAACCTCGATTATGTATTTAAAAAGTTTTAAAACTTTAGGCGTGAATCTTTGCCCAATGGCAGAAACGGCAAGCTGTCATGTTGGCTGTCTTTATTCGGCTGGACGGGGTCAAATGAATAGCGTCCAAAAAGGCCGATTGCGTAAAACTGAATGGTTTATAAAAGATAGGGTTGGTTTTATGGAACAACTAAAAAAAGATTTAACCCGTTTTGTTAACTATTGCGATAAACGCGAATTGTATCCAGCTATTAGATTAAACGGAACAAGTGATATTCGTTTCGAAAATATCACAATTGGCAATCAAACATTAATGGAACATTTTCCAAATATACAATTTTATGATTATACTAAAATTGCTAACCGTCGAAATATTCCTGATAATTATCATTTAACTTTTAGCTATTCTGAAGCGAACCCAATTTATCAAAAGCAAGTTGATATTGCTTTAGAAAAGAAAATGAATATTGCCGTTGTTTTTAGGCATCAAGAAAACATGCCAAAAACATTTTTAGGTTTAAAAGTTATAGATGGGGATAAAACCGATTTACGTTTTTTAGATCCGAAAAATTCAATTGTTGGTTTATATGCTAAAGGTAAAGCAAAAAATGATTATTCGGGTTTTGTTATTGATAATCCTATTTCGGCTTAGTGAGGTTTAAAAATGTATAAACTAAATAATGATAGAGATTTTTATAGAGTGATTGATATTGAAAACGGCTATTGGCTAGAAACTATTTCGCGTGAAGAATTAGACAGTACTTGCCCTAGTCGGTTTTCAATTTCGGGTTGGCATGGCAAAATAAATTTTGATATTCCTATTACTTGTTTTCATACTAGTGATAACGAAATAAATTATAATGTAATTTTAAAACCCAATTATGATTATTCTACAGACGGCTGGATATCAAAACGGGAATACATAAAATGAAACACGATTATAAAAATGCTTTTTGGTTTGGCGGTATTAAAAAACATATGCCAATAAAAATTTATATTCATGGTGAATATAAAGATAAAAACGGCTTTAAATGGTTACAAGCTAATAAAGGCAATAAGCCGTCTATACATACTTTTGGCGTGAAGCGTAAAGATATTCTATGGATAAAATAACAATTCGGGTTTCGGGGTTTCGGGGTTTCGGGATTTCCGAAACCCCTTTTTTTTTGTGTCCACGTTTCGGGATATCTTTATATTCTTATTCCTGGAATAACATTTTTTTGCCGCCAGGCTGCACAAACCTAGAGCTCTAAATTAATCAAAAAAACCTGCAAATTGTTTGCTAAATTATAAAAAATTTTGTATAAATAAGTATAGTCAAAAACAGAAAAGGATATTTAAAATGACTGTACTCGATGTAACTTTAACTCATGATCAATTCTTAAATCAGGCGAAAAAATTTAGACGCGCCGAAAAAAGAAAAGCTGATAAAATGAGAAAAGATTTAAATGCTTTAACTACTGAAATTATAAAAGCCGAAAAAATAGTAGATAGCATTAAAGTGTCATTAGCAAATTTGAGGGAAATGAAATGAATAAACTTCCTAAACTTCCTGAATTTAAAAAATTGGATCAAATATTTACTGATTTGGAAAATATTAGAAAAGAGAGAGACATACAAAAAGCTAATCCAATATTAGAAAATAAAGATTTTAAAATAGCTTGTGCGTATCATAACTTTATAACTGATTTAGTTTTTGATGATGAAAACCCTATGCTTTTACATAGAAGCAATCCTGAAAAATTTGATAAGCTTACTAAGCAAGTAGCTGAATTAGTCAAAAATAAATATCATTATGATCAGATTATAAAGCACTTAGAAAGTACGGGTAAAATATAAAATGACTAATTCAAAAACATATTCTGTTTGTGATGCATATAAAAGAGAATTTACCTATTATGCTTTAGAAGCGCCTGATTCATTTATTAAATTATCAAAAGAATTATTTATTGAAAATCACGGTAAATCTGAAGCTGAAGGTATAGATTGGAATTTTGTTCACGGTTATTTCAAAGGGATAGCAAGGGAACAATATGATACTGAGGGAACACAAAATATGATTGATATTCATTTTTCATCGGATGATTATAAAACTAACTATAAAGCTGAAGTAACTGAGGATTATGAAGGTGATAAATTTCACGTTGTAGTTTTTGAAAGTGAAGGTTTAAATTCTGATAAAGTTTTAGATCAGCTTAGAGTGCAATATGATCATTACGATACGCAAGGTTTTGATAGTATTGAAAAGGTTTATGATTATATTAAATCAATTGCTTCTAAGGTACCCTAGACAATTTCAAATAAATCCAATCGGGGGATTGCAGGTTTTGCGATCCCCCCTTTTTTTGTTTGTCGGTCAAAAAAATCTTTTACT